GCTCCTGCTCCGAGTGCAACTGTAACCCAAGTTAAAGGACATTGCAACATTGAAATCGTCAAAGCCCTAACTTGAGCAATAGTCGCTGTCAGCGCAGCTCTGTACTGAATAAGAGCAAGAGCAACATCGCCCTTCAAATATGTTGCAAAGGCTATTTGATAAGCTGTTGTTTGAGCCGTAATGACACCAAAACTTCTCATTGAAGCAATAATTGTAACAACAGCTTTGTTTGTTAAAGGAATTGCAACAGCAAGAACAGAAACAGCAACACAAGCGTCTTTTATTGCTCCGACTGTTTGTTGATTAGTTGCAGCCCATTCTTTGAATTTTGCAATATTGTCATTTGTTGCGTTTATGGTTTCCGTAATAGAACGAACCTGTTCTTTTAAAGCAGGCAACAACATATCTGAAACGCTTCTTGTCATGATTGTATATGCGTCAGACATTGTTGAAACTAAGCCTTCAAAAGATTCTCCTTGCTTGTTCATCATTCCATAAAAACGACCGCCCTCAGAAGTTGCGTCAATGAACGCTTGTCGGACCATTTCAACAGAAATTTTCCCTTCAGACATTTCATCTTTTAAAGTGCCTATTGATTTTCCAGTTTTTTCGGCAATAACCTGAAGCGGGTTGAAGCCTGCGTTTACCATTTGAAGCAAATCTTGCCCCATTAAACGCCCTGCTGAAGACATTTGCGCAAACGCAAGTGTTAAAGAGCGCATTCTTTCCTTATTACCGCCCGAAATATCTCCCAACATTTGCAAATCAGGCAATATTTCTTTCACATTTATTCCAAAATTTAACAATGTTTTTGAAGCGTCAAGAAGGTCTTGCGTTTCAAAAGGAGTTACATTCGCCATATTCTCAAGCTCTTTTACTAATTTTTGAGCTTTTTCGGCGCTCCCAAGCATAACCTCGAAAGAAATATTTGCTTGCTCAAAATTTGATGAAGCCTTAAGAGCGTTTGAAGCAATATCTTTAACGCCTTTGACAATTTGAGCAGCACCAAAACCGACGCCAAGAGTTCCGAGCACGGTTGAAAGTTTTTTGATACTTCCGACAGCTGTGTTCATTCCTTGCTCAAATTGAGCAGAGTCAATGTTTAGTTTTACTTTAATGTTGCCGACGTTGTTTGCCATTTTCTCCCCTTGCTAAAATAACTTTGCAGCTTCTTCGACTGTCATTTTTTTGCTTTTTTGTTTTGGTTGTGGGCGTTTTTTTGCCTGTTTTGGATTATTGACTTGTCTGTCAATTTCGAGAATTTTGAAAATTTTTCTGAAAGTAGCATTCCAAAAAATTTCTTCAGTCCATTTCAAGTGAGTTACGCAGGCATAGTGTAAATATGCGTAATCTATTTCGAAGACATCTTCTTTTTTTGCTTTTTTTTTGCACCGCCCGGAGCTTTAGGCAAAAATGCTTCCATTGCCTTGACAATGTTGTCTGTCAAATTCCTAAGCTGTCCTAAATCAAGATTGAACAAATCTTCAAGCGGAATTTCTTTTTCGATTTTTGTGGGTTCAGCAGGATCGAACGGCGCAAAAACGAGAGTTGCAGCCCAAATTGCAAAAGGTATTTTGCGAATATCGCCTTTAATTAAACCTTGCAGAACTTCGTTTTCACTTATTCCGTAACGGTCTTGCAATGCCGCAAAATGACGAAGTGTGAATTTAACATTCCATTCTTCGCCGTTGAAATTAACCTTGATTTCAGGTGTTTTAATATCGTTTACACTCATGTTTTTTCTCCTTGCTTGTTTTTTGTGAATTTTGTCAAAAAAAGCGGCGTTCAAAGCCGCTTTTTAAGTTGTTAGTTGCGAAAGATTATTTATAGTCCGTCGTTATCGTCGCCGCCGATATTTGCAGCAGTTTTATTTGCAGTAATTGCTCGAATGTGTTTGTCTTTCTTTCTTCCGACAGCCTGTCCTGAGAAAGAACAAGTCCAGTAATCGTCAGCTTTTGTGATTACGTCGAGGAAGCCTTTAACGCAGTATAATTCCATGTGAAAGTCAGCAGGATCTCCGTTCACGTAATCTGTTTTGAAAGCCAAGTTGAACATTGCAGGAACATCCGTTGCTGCGTCAACAAGAACATTTTGTTCGCTTCCAGATGTGCTTGTTTTTGTAAGTTGTGCGCCGTTAATCATTTCAATAGCAGCAAGCGGGATGTTCACGGATTCAAATTTCACGTCAAAACCTTGCTTGATAGTGAAAGAGTCTGCAACAAGCCCTGCGCCGTAGGTTGCTTCTTTTGTGTCAGTCTTAACGGTCACATCCATTGTCGAGAGCTCCGGGACGTCAATATAAGTTCCTTTTTCGTAAGTTGTAGAAGTGTTTGTTGTAATTTTTGCGACTTTTGCTTCAGAAATACTGAAGACATTTTGTTGAGTGTCGAGTTCAGCCATGATTTTCTCCTTTTCTTTTTTGTTTAATTTTTTGACATAATTTCGATATTTTGTTCAAAATCTATCCTTTGAATGATAAATTCTTCAAGCCCTTCAACAAGCATGGGCTCAATCAATGTCACTTTTGCGGGAAATTGCTGCCCGAAACAGTTTCCATTGATGAAATTTCCTACACTTGCACTTAATTGAAGACATTCCATTTCGTTTGCTTCGTCAGCAGCTGAAAAAAGAACAAAGGCTGCTGTTTGAAGCGTTACTCTTGTTTTTCCTTTTGGCATATTGCCCGTAAAGTTCGGTTCAAGAACAGGGATGTTAATAACTATTGCAGGAAGTTTAAAATCATCTTCAATTCTTTTAAATACAACTGTTTTAATATCGGGGAACTGAGCGTCGAATGCTGCTTGTATTGAATTTTTGTATTCAATCAACTCTTTGCCGTTTGCCATGAAAGTTTCTCCCTTAATTTGTCCATGAGAATTTTTGTTACTTCTCCCTGAAGTTGTTGTTCTACATTCAGAGCAGTTTCTCCGTAGTCAAAAACTTGTTTTTCAATCGGAAGTCTTTCTCGTCCGATTCTTTTCATTACTTGAAAAGGAACAATCGCTGCGCTGCCGTCTTTTTTTCTAATCGGCATAAGAAAAGCCCCTTCTCTAAAAATTGAATGATTGAGTCCTGCTCCGACGCCTGCTTTGGAACTCTTGCGGCGTTTCTTTCCTTTTTCGGCTTTGCCGTACTGCTTCGGCTTTAATCGTGCAAGAGAAATTCTGCGAACTCCAAACCATAAACGAGCAGATTTTTCTTTTTTATTTGTGGATATCCAAATTCTTGAAGTCCCCTTTGAAGTTTTCTCCGTAAGCGGTTTTTGTTGAATTCGGCTTTCTTTTGCTGTTCGTTTTACAAGCTGATTCTTTAACCATGTGATAGTAGCTCTCAAAGCATAGTTTGAAGCTTTGTCGAGTTCTTTTTGATTGGCGTCGAAAAATGCTCTTAATTTTTCAATTTCTTCTTTGTCAATTTTCGCTTCAATCATTTCAACTCCGCTAATTGTTTGTTAATTTTATTGTTGTGAAGCCCGTTCCGTCATCTTCTTTGTCAAGCACCTTGTATGTAATGTTTTTAATTGCAACGGTTGAATTTTTTAAGACTTCTTTGACATCAGCTTCAACACAAGTCAAAGTCGGTTTGTCAATTTTTGTTCGCATATAGCCCAAATTCGGATCAGCATAGGTTTTGTCAAAAATTCCGAGCAAAGGTTCTTCTTTTGCACTTTTGTCAATAACTGTTCCGTCAGGTAATGTGAAAGAGAGCTGAATTCCAAAATCTCTCAAAAATATATATAAGTCTTCGTCCATTGCCTAATAATCCTTTTTGAAAAGAAGCGACGAAAACGCCGCTCCTTTTTAAATAAACTATGCGTTAATTTTTACAAGAGCAGAGGTTGCGCTTTCAGCCTTTGCTGCGACAACATATCCTGCAACAACGTTTGAAGTTGATGTTGTTGTAACATAGCCGTTTGTTTTGTCAAAATATACGGTTTGTCCGAAAGTGAAAGCTTCAGCTTTTGCAGGAAGTTCAAAAACGCCTTCTGCATAAACTGCACCTGTTGAACCTTTTGCAATCGGTTCAGCTGCGACAAAAATTTTGTTTGTTCCCGGAACAATTTCAAGATAACCAACATCAGCACTGCTTGCTGTGTAATCAATGCGAACGCCGTCTTGAACAAATTGAGTTGCATTTGCCATGTTTTATTCTCCTTTGTTTTAAGTGATAACGAAATCATGCTGAAGGGGAAGCATTGCTTCCCCTGTCAAGCGTCATTCCCGCTGTGCGGGTTTGAGAGTGTAGAATTATGATGAAGGTCCTTCGTTTGTTGCAAGCCCTCTGTAATCAAGAGCAGTAACGCCGAAGTCATCAAGAATTCGCCAACGAATGCCGACAAAATCAAAGCCGACTTGTGATTCAAGAATAGGCTGTTCGTTGCCGTTCAAGTATGTTACTTCGATTGTGTCAATGTCAGCAGGGTTTGCTGCGACATAGTATTGTTTTTCTGAGTAGTCATCAAGTTCAGCGTCAACAATTAAATTCATTGAATTACGATAGATGTTTGCAACTCCTGAATTGTTTGCAGCAGGATCAGCAGTTGAAACTAACAGTTGAGAAGCCGTTGCTTCAAGAGCCGCAGGAACAATCAAGAATTCAGGCTTAATGTTAAGAGTTTCCTTGCCGCGAATATTCTTTTGCTTTCTCATCAGTTTGATAAGTTCAGCTAAAGTTGCTGTTGACAATGCGCCTTTTGTGCCTTTGTTTTTGTGGTCTGCGTGGAATAATGTCTTGCCGTCATAAATTGCCGCATTTGTTCCTAACAGCTTATAAACGAGTTTGTTTCTGCCACGAATTGCAGCCCTAACATAAGCCGCAGGGACTTTTGTTAAAATACTCAAATCGTCATTGATTAGAGCTTGACGAGTGAAGCCAAAGCCGCGAGCATAGGTTAATACTTTTTTCGTAACTTTGCTGTCCTTCATTTCGTCAAATTTGATTTCACCTGATTGACTTAATTCAACCAAGTCGCCGCCCTCACTTAATTGATAATGAGTAGCTTCTTTGAAGTCTGAATTGCTTCCTTTGCCGCACCATTTATCGTATGTCGGCTCTGCTGCTTTGTAAGTAGTAGCCATTGACTTTTTAACGGTATTGTCAAGAATTGAAGCGAATTGAGAGTCAGGAGAAACTGCTCTGCGGAACAAATCATCGTCAGACAATCGATGAGCGTTTGAAACGCCTTCTCTTTCAAGACATTCAATCGCTAAATCACGCATTTTCATTCCCCTGAAGTCATTTGCGCCGTCAGCAGGTGCTTCAATATACGCTCCGCCTCTGAGCAGTAAGCCGTCAACAGCCGCCGCTCTGATTTTGTCAGCTTCAGTGTCAATTATTTGAACATTGCCCGGAAGCGCATTTCTTTCATTTTTAACTTTTGCAAGAATTGCAGAGCGAACTTCATCAATGCTTTTCCCTTCTTTGATATAAGGAATTGCGTCTTCCCCAAAATCTCTGCAAAGAGTTGAAATTTCAACGCTTCTTTGAGTTTCTGAAGCAATTTCAGCTGCTCTTTTTTCTTTTTCGGCTTTTTCTTCTTCAGCTTTTTTGTCGGCTTCAGCTTGTTCTTCAGCCTTTTTCTTTTCGTCTTCTTTGGCGTCAGCTTCTCTTTTTTGCTGAATTGATGAACACAATGCACGAATTGCGTCGTCTTCCAAACCCTGTGCAACTAGCTTGTCATAATCAATGCCAAGGCTTCTGCAAAGTTCTTTTAAATCCATGTGATTTCCCCTTTCCGTACTGCGTACTATTGTTTTTGTATCATCTTTGCTTGTTGAAGCAGGAAAAACTCCTGCGTTTCTGTTCACGCCAACATCAGAGTCAGCGGGAACTGAAACAATAGAAACTTCAAGCGGAGTCCATTTTGTCGCAACAAAACAAGGACCTTTGAAACGTCCGTTTGATGAAATTTCTCCTGTTTTGACTTCTTCCCAACGGTCAACTTGATAACCGACAGAAACTCCTCTCAAAATTCCTTTTTTGACTTTTTGAAAAATTTTGTCAGAGTCTTCGTCATCATCAAAATAAATGTCGCAATGACATCTTTTTTCAACTTCGTTCAAAATAGGGTTTTTAATTACCCCTATGACTTTGTCTCTATTGTGATTAAATAATGAAACGCCGAGTTCAAGCAGTCGTGACAAGTCAACGCAATCTTTGTCATGACATAGAACTTCTGTCCCCCAAAAACGGGGAACATGAGCTTCGCTTGAAAACGAAACATGAACCGTGCGTTCTGTTTCGTTTACTTCTCTTGTTTCAAAGCTGATTGTTCTTTGTTGCATAGAACCAAGAGCAGGGCTTGAAGCAGTTTCTCTTGTCAACATTCCTTTCGGAATATATCTTTTTTTATTATGTTTTTTTGACATTGCTGTTCCCTTCCGTAATTCCTAAACTTTGAGCGTATTTGATTTCTTCTGCTCTCTGTTTGATGACTTCTCTCCAATCAAGCCCCGAAGCTGTGCAAATTTGAGCAAGTGTTGTTTGATTGGAATTCAAGGCTTTTTCATTTGCGTTTACTTCTTTAAGAGGATCAATCCAGTTTCTGCCCGGAGCAATCCAAGAATGACGCAAATATTTTTCTTTATTTGATGAAAAGTCTTGAATTTTCAGCTTTCCTTCAAGCACGCATTGAGTAACGAAAGCCCTGAAAACAGTTTCGCAAAGGCGTCTTTTAATGTATTCACGAATTATGTCATATGTTTTATCATCCTCAATCAAACCTTGTCTTGCGGAAGAATAATTGACTTGTGACATATCTCTTGAAACTGTTTCATAAGATAAGCCCTGCCCCGCAGCAGCAAGTCTTTGCTCCGATGAAATAAAATCTTTTGCATTGCTTGCCTGCCCTGAAGGGTTGACTGTTGAAATATCGTCGCCCGGTTGAAGTTCAGAAATCATTCCGGGAGCAAGAGTTTTTGTTTCGTAGCCGCTTGTTTTGTCAGTGTTTCTGAGTGTGTTTCCGCGTCCCGGACTACCATTGCCCGGAACCATTTTTTTGATAAAAACAGCCAAACAAGCAAGCACTCTTTCTTTTATGGAAATGGCTTCAGTGAATTCGTTTAAATCTCGAATTCTATCAATTGTGTTTGCAAGTTTTGGAATTTCTCGAACCTGTGTCGGACGAATTTT